GCAGCAATGATTTGTCCTGAAGCATTAGCCTTTAACATACTAGATGTTACTGTCTGATAGATAGAACCACCATAGGCTTCTATTGAACCTACAACAGTTAATTGTTGTGTCATAGGTATTGAACCTATATTCCCTAATGCTACTTTATTTGTACTATCAATAGTAACAACACCATTGCCACCATTATTTATTAAAATACTTTTACTTGATTCATCATTACCTATTACTAAAGCAGTAGAAGTTACTCTTATGTAAGAACCATCTGTTGAAGTATATCCTGTTGATGAATTATGTAGTCTTAATTCTACATTTGTATTTAAAGAAGTAAAGTCATACACAGATGCACTTGCTAAACCCTGAGGATTTAAAGTATTAAAACCTATGTTATTAGTTGCACTTTCAGGAATTGATATAAAACCACCTATGTTATTAAAGAAAGTTAAATTACTAGCCGTACCTGTGCCTAGTCTATTATAGCCATAAACCATACCATAAGAAGCATCATAAAAGATATTTGCTTGATATTGATTTGCACTATCTGATGTTCTTACTTGAATCCCTGTTGAACTAGAGTTTAATATTCCTAAACTTGCATTAGGAGTATTAGTGCCTATTCCTAATCTATCAGTAGAATAATCATAATATAAATTAGCATCACTACTTATGCTACTTGCACCAGTCCAAAATGCTACTCTACCATCAGAGCCTGTTCCTGTTACTGGGTTAGTTAAAAGATTTTGTTTATTGTTGAATGTAGTCCAATCCGTTGAACTCAACTTACCAGTATTTGAAGCCGAAGCCACAGGCAAGTTAAAAGTATGCGTAGCTACGCTTGAAGATATAGCAAAGTCCGTACCACTTGTTCCTGTGCCAAAGAATTGATTTTGTCTTGTAAGGTTATTTAAAGAAATCAACCCTTTAGAAAAGGTAGTAACTACTTGACACAAATGATTATTCTCAGTATGTAAAGTAACAGTTCTACCATCTACATTTACATAGATTCTAATTGCTATTCTATCCGTTACAGTTAAAACCGAAGTAGCAACAGGAATAGCAAAATAATAAGGGCTTAATGTAGTTCCATTAGTTAAATACTCTGGTACACTTACACTACTACCTAATAAGGTAAAAGTTGTTCCGTCATACTTATAGACTTCTGCATAAACATAAGGATTATGAGCATTAGAGTTCACACTAAAATAAAACTCACAATTAAAGTTTCCAGCAGGTACTTCTAATAAAGCAGGGTCATTAGCATCCGTAATATAACTAGCTATGTAACCATTAGCCGAAGTACTAACATCAGTTCCAGCACCACTAATTGGCACTTTACTTAATTGTTTATAAGCAACCCCACCTATTGTACCTTGACTTACACTTGTATTAAGATAATAAGAAACTGAACTACCTCCACCTGTTGATGTAGGGAAATCAGCTAAAGTACCATCCCCTCTAACATATTGAGAAGCATCGCCATCTAAGGCAGTTATTACACCGCTATTAGCTACTACTGGACCTTGAATTGTCCTAATCTTTGCTGCTCCTGTTATTTGTAATTGATTGCTCATATTAATTATTGAAATATTCCTCTAATAAATTCATCAGCCTCTAATGCCCTTCCGAAAGTAACTACACCACTTGTACTATTAAACTTAATCTGGTCGTTTGTAGGAGTTCCTGTTGTTAAAATCTCTCTTACTTCTACACCACCTCTTGTAAAGCCTAGACAAATCTTTCCTATCATATCTGCATAAGTAATAGTAGTTTCTCCTCCTGCTGCCGTTGAAGATTTCATATACACTTGACCAGTTACTGTTACTATCTCGCCATTTTGATTTATTGATACTCCTGAAGTTGTATAAGCACCTGAACCTTGTAAACCTACTGAATAAGTGCCTATGTCCTTATAAGGAGCATTGATTTGTAAACTCGTAAGATTACAATTTCCACCTATAATTACCAATCCATCTACCCCATTGTCAATAGCAAATTTAATCGCTATTTGTGTTCTATTTTGTTGCGTTTGCAATAGGTATAAATAACCATAGTTTTCTAATGTTATTAATCCATCGCAATTCACACTCCAATTAGCTATGTCGTTCTTAAATTCACGATACCAAGCACTCGTTTGAGATGTTACTTCTTTCTGGTCCACATTAACCGAGAAAGAACAATTTGTTGAACAAGCAAAGGGAATATCAGTTGGCATTGTAGTTACTACACTAGCTACATTATTTCCTTGTGTATAAAAAGTAATGTTTCTAGTACTTACATTTTGAGGGTAAACCATAACAACTATTCTATCACTTGCAGATAATGCTGTTGCAGGAAAACTTATAGAAGTATTATATAATGTTATAGATGTTGATGTTAAGGTCGTTGCAGTACTACTTGCTAAAGATGTAAATGTTGTTCCATCATATTTATATACAATATAATAAAATGCTGGACTACCTGTCAAATTTGTTGTAATAGATACATAGGAACTAAAATTCCAAGTTCCAGCAGGAATAGTAGTCAAATTAGGCTTATTTACATCTGTAATAAACCTAGCTATTATATTATCTCCTGTTGCAACGAAGTTAGCACTACTTGCTACATTGTCAGTAGAACTTAATTCATAGTAAGAATTACCACCTATTGTGCCTTGTGATATGCCACCATTTAGATAGAATTGTCCATTGGGATTTTGCCAATAGAGAATCATATTATTACCTTGTACTTTATCTGCCATATTGCAAAGTTAAACTATATTAATATTAAATTGTGCTAACCAGAACGGACCTAGTTGACCTGTATCTGTAATGTAATTTGGAATAATAAATGCCGTTATTTCAGCAACGCTAACCTCAATTAATTGAACTGAGTTTAATTCGTTTACATAAGCATTTTGGCTTACTCTATTCATTATGAATTTCTTTCCAGTATAAGATAAATTACCTGTAACTGTATCAGTTGTAGTAAATACCTTATCTAAATAGACAAATCCTCCACCGCTTATATGTTCTCCTAAATCACATTCCACAGTTGCCACATTCTTATTTACATTCCTAATATTTTGATAAGTCATAAATACAATTAAATCTATTGCTCCTAAAGGAGTGCCACTAGGACAAGATGAATACCAATTCTCTAAGAATGTACCATCTGAAGCACATAAAACACCTTTATTAGATGAATAATTATAAGTTGTAGGATAGTTATTCCCATAGGGTTGCTCAAATACTTTTATAGTAGATTGAATTGTATTATCAGCCACAAAGTTTGCCTCAATAAACTTAACTTCACTATCCCCTCTTTGTATAATAAAGTTTTGTACTAATGATGATTGACCTGATGCATCACATATTATCTTAAACTTTAAATATCCAAAAATTGCAACACTTGATACTATATATGGTGGAATGTCTCTAGTAAATGTTGTAGAATTTGCAGATGGGTCTATTGTAATATTTTGTAAAGTAGTTTGCCATACTCCATTAGTATCTAAATATATAAGTCCTCCTGATGTATTAAGTGTAATTTGCAATTTAGCACCTGTTGAAGTTATATGTTCAAAACTTAACTTAAAAGGAACTTCCCCTATATAAGGAAGGAAATAATTAGGAGCAGCTAAATTACCATTCTCAATACTAGCTAAACCACTTGTATTTCTTACTAAAGAAACTGCATCAAATTGACCTGCCGTATCTGGTACTATTGTTGCAGTTGAATCTCCTGTTGCACCTAAAACAAACCCAGTTGCAGTATTAGTTGGGAAAGCATTTAGTTTTAAATCTGCATTGTCGCAATAGTTTAAAGCTGATTCATAAGCACCTCTCCCCTGTATATTATAAAATCCTTTCTTTAATAGCTTAATTTGGCTATTATTTATAAAATGCACATTGCCATCTGCATAAGGAACTATATTAACTGTATTACTTAAAACACCACTACTTGTTATTGTAGGAGTAGCTAGAATATTATATTTAGTAAAATAATTTGTAGTAGATGCCATTTCATTCATAGAAAATATACACCAGTCTCCATTAGCTTGGAACATTCTACAATTAAATGAGGTCATTATTTTGCTAATAATATCATAATAAGACTCTCCCATAAAATCCCTTCTATACTGATAGATTTGACTAAATGGCTCGTTACTTACGCCATCTTGTCTATCAAGCATACCCCCTGCAAAGTATGAACAAGCAACAACTAAATTTAATACATCAGGATAACCTAATAACTTCAAGCCATCACTAATTACATTTAATTGAGTGTCTAATTGATTAATACTATCATCTCTTACATATTCAATATTTTGTATGAATGAAATACCATCAATACAAGTAAAGTCTGCTTGAGTTATGCCTGTTGAAAAACCCATTTGGGTATAATCATTAAACATAAAACCTCTCCACATTACATTTGTACTTTCTTTAAGTATTACATAATACTTCCTATCATCTTGACTAAGTACATTAGGGAATTGGTCGTAATCATCTTGCGTTTCTAATAATATAGAAAAATTAACCTGAGTTGATATTATTGTAGGGTATGGATATTCCTCGTTTGAGTTAGGCTGAACTATTATTGATACTGGCTTATAGGTTTTAACTACACCAGCAACATAATCTCTCTCATATATCTCAAGTACTTGGTTTGTACCATTCCTTAAAATTTGAGTTATCGTATATCTTAATCCGTAAGCCATTATGCTAAACTGATTGTTTGTCCTTTAATGTTTGATGCCTTTTGACTTCTATTTACTGCAAGTAATAAATCTTGCCCTCTTAATACAAATTGACCACCATTAGCAGAATTACCACTATTTGTTCCACTTGAAAAAGCATTACTTAACATAGTATCTAATTTAGACAAAGGCATAACCGCTTCACTTTCTCCGCCCTCTCCAACCATAGCAAAAGTTGGTTTGCTTACTATTCCACCTTCAGCCATTGGAGTAAATCCTAATAACTTACCTAATCCACCAAGTAATCCTCCTGTTAAATCGCTAGTTGTTCCAGCAGCAGCACCCATTCCTAAAGCATTCATAATTGCTTTAAATATTAAAGCCTGTATTACCATTTTTGCTAATTCAATAGCCATATCTCTAAATGCATTTACAAGTGATTCTCCAATGTTATCACCACTTTGCAATGCTTGAAATACATTTCCAAGACCTTGTGCAATAAATCTAGATGTTACCTCAGCCTCGTTTAATAGATAATTAAATTTAGCTTGTTCAGTAGCAGCATTTGCAATTGCTTCTGCCTCTAAAATAGCTTGTGATGGTCCTTTAGTTAAAGGTGATTGTGGTGCTAATGGTGTTGATGGTAAAGCATTTCTTTGTTGTGGAATAAATGTTCCAACTTGTTCAGCAGTTAATTTAGTAAACGCTTTATAGTTCTTAGTTACTTGTATAATAGTTTTATCTAAATCTTTTGCACCTTTATCCATTACATAATACGCATTATTTGATTTTAACGCATTATCTATTGTTGTAAATACTTCTTTATTTAAATCGGCAATCCCATTTGTTAAATCCGTTACTGATTTGTTTGCTGCATCAAAAGCATTTTTATCTCTATTAGTTACGGATGCCATTGTTACTGAAGCATCAACATAACCATTAACCATATTTTTAGACCTTTCTACACTTGCAGCATAATCTTCACCAGCTTTCTTTGCTAATTTTGTTGCATCTGATAATTTTATATTTTTATCAGCAATTTCATCAATATATCTTGAAGTAATTGCTTGTGCAACTAAAGCATCAGTATATAATGTAACTGCTTTTCTAGCATCATCAGTTGTCTTAATTGTTGCGGTATATGAAGCATTTACTTTCCCTAATTCACTTCTAACTGCATCTAATGCTTCTTTTCTCCTAGCATCAGTATTTGTTGCATCTTCAGCAACTCTAATATATGCTAATAATTTAATTCCACTTTCACTTGCAGATGCTCGTGCCTTATCTAAACTTTCCTTAAATTTATCTTGTGCTTCACTAGCTGCATCTGTACCATTAATAAACTTTGCTATTTTAGGACCAAATGCGACTATCAAAGATGAAACGACACCTAATGCAAGACCAATACCTGCTGGTCCCATTAAGCCCTTAGCCATCTCTTTTAAAGCACTACTTGCTGACCCAGTTGTTTTTTGTAAACTTTGGAATGATTCTAATAAAGGGTTTAAGTTATTCGCAATACCGATAAAACCATAAGGAGCATCTTGTGCAACCCTTGAAACATTGACCAAAGCCTGATTAACTTGATTACTTGCTGGGAGAACTTTCTTAAATGCAGTACCTAGTTGAGTTGTAGCAGTAACAGTTTCCTGTATATTTTGAACGGCTTGTTTATTGTCAGCCGTTATCGTAATTTTTAATGTTTCTTGTGCCATTTTATTATTTTACTCCGTACAACTTTAATGTCCTTGCTAGTTGTTCTTGCGTTAGTTTTGGCTTTTCTTCTTCTACTTCATCACTAGGCAAAGGGAAAAAGGACTTTATACTTTTCGGATTTTTATCCGTTGAATTAGACCTATAAATCATATAAGCTAAAGTTCTTGTCCTTTCCCATTCCTTTATCTGCTGATTCTCATAAGCCTTTTTATATAATAAAAATTCCCGCCAAGTAAGTTGCCAAAACTCATTAATTGTCAAGCCAACTTCTATTGCGAGAATAATTATTGAATCCCAGCTATAAATTCCTATTTTTTTTTTCCTTTATCCTTTGTTACTTCGGCAGTTTCTTTTGTTTCAGGAACCATTGATGTCTGCATAAATTTAATAAACTCTATTAGCTGACCATCTTTTGCAGATAACCCACCAACCTCATCAATCCAATCGCAAACGATAACATCGTTAAATTCAATTGGTTGATTTAGTGTCTTACATCCGCTTTCGGCAGATGCTTGGATTATATGCACAATTGTTCCTAATTCAAAAGCACCACTTGATAAAATATTGATTAAGTCTAAAAGAGATTTATTCTCTAATTCGCAAAATCTTTTCATCGCCCAAGTACCCCATTTTAAAGGGATTGTTTTGTTGTTGTTCAGTCTTAATTCAAACATAGTTTAGTTGTTGTTTTACGCTTGTTCAGTTTGTGCAATTGGTGGAACACATACTACAAAAGTTGCAGTAAATTTCACATCATCGCCATCATCTGCCTGTACTCCAAAATCACTTATAAATACAGTGCTTGTAGAAAGTCCACCATAATATACATCACCTGAAGTTGGAGTTGCTTTACCCATTTTAATAGTAAAAATAGTTTTAGCAGCGTGTGCTGTGTACAATTGTTGGTAAGAATCCTTACTTGGACTTCCTGTTTCATCAATTGCGAATCCTTCACACTCAAAAGATTGTGAAAATACAGGACTTGGTGTGTATTCATTACCACACTTTGAAGTTGCATCAATCGTGTCGTTAGTTGATGTCAATGAGTTTGTCGTTAAACAAGCCACAGGTTTAAAAGTTGTACCTCCAGCTAAATCTGCTAAAAGGAGATAATCCCTTGCTGATACTTTAGTTTCTGCCATTTTATTTTAATTTTGAGTTATTATTAAATTGTAAGTTATTATTGTTCTAAATACATTGTCCAAAGGGTTTAAACCATCTAAATTTCTAATTGCACCTACAACCAAACTTGAAGCATAAAACCCATTTGCAAGGGTTATGTTTGTGTTTGAATTGATTGCATTTAGTATTAAATCGCTTATCGTTTCGGCTCTTTTATAACCAAAGTTACTATTTTTTATGACAATGTCAACATCAATGGTAACTCCATTAGTGTAACTGATTTTGCCTTGTTCTTGGTTTGAAGTTCTGCCACTCATAATGATATACTCATTAGGTGCATTATCAGGTGCTATGCCATCATAAACAGGCAATGCACTTGAACTTGTCAAGTTAGTATAAAACCATTTCTTTATTTCTATATTAGGGTTAAGCATTTAATAATTTATTTAGTCTTTGTATAAGTTTGGGTTTTTCCATTTCATAAGCTGGTATTAAGAATGGTTGTGGTCGCATACCTTTTCTCAATATGCTTAAAGCTATTACATAAGCTAAACCCTTATCATTTTTACCATTACCAATACCCTTTCGTTTTACCCATAAAGTTAAGGCTTCAACCATATCTTTAAACTTGCCACCACTTTTACCTTTAAATTGTTGAGCATAAGATGTAAAGTCAGCTGGTACACTTACTTGTGGTCCTGTGCCAAATTCAACATAAGCAGAATATGAAGCGTTTGCTGCAACTGTATATGTTAATTCACTATCCTTAGTTAATGCTATTTGATTTCTTAATTGACCAAAATTTACTGGTGCTAATCTTTTAGCTTGATTCTCTATTTTAAGTGCAGATGCGTTTATTTCATTACTTACATCTTCCTTTAAAGCAGTAGTCAATTTATTTAACTTTCCTTCAAGTTCTTTCATTCCACTTAAACTTACTGCAAATGCCATTAGAAGTACATTAATATTTCATAAAATCTAAACTGGTCCTCTACATCTTTGATAGAGTGTATTGTATATCTATCACCATTTACCTCTATTTGGTAATTATTGTTGATTGTTACATTGCACCTGATATATAACTTAGCAGAACGAGTAAAACTCAATTGTGCCTCTAATAATGCTCTATTTTGATTCTCTGGTCTAAAATCACCAAATACAACCTCTTGCAAGGCAAAGGTAGTGGTAAAGCCACCTTGCCCATCAGATGTCCTTGTAGGCACATATAAGCCTATTTCAGAGTACATTGTATTGGCATCCACATAATTTGCTTTCTTGCTTCCTAATCTCATAATATTGGGCTTATTCTTGTCCAGCGTTGACAGGCTTTCCAAGACTTTTCACAAATACCTGTATTTGAATCTAATCCTCTATTCTCGTAATCGTAGCTTACTTGGTCTAAAATAGCAATCTTTAAGTCATTAGGGACAGTTGCATATCCAACCACATAAGTAGCCTTTAAGTTTTTAAAAGGAGGTCTTTGTAATTGTGGGAACTTACCACCTACTAAAGTATAATCAGCAGCTACTATTGTATCGTTATTTTCATCTATTAATGAAGTAAAACTATTCACTGGTCCATAAGGAAGGTTAAAACCACCATCAAAATTAGTAAACCAAACAACGGCAGTCTTAGGTATCAAACTCAAGCCTGTACCTATTTCAATGGCTTCTCTTGCTTGTTTAATCATTAAAGAGATTTGGTTATCATCAACGGAAGTAGTTACTCTGCAATACAATTTAGCCTCTGCTAATGTTACAGGTTCAACCACAGTACCTATATCGGTTAAAGTAAAATCTATAATAAAATTAGAATATGCCATATATCTTTTTTACAAATTTACATTATTTATAATAAAAAACCCCCTACTAAATAGCAAGGGGTCTTTATATCTATGTAAGATTAGAACTATACATTTCCTAAGTCAGCATAAATAGCTGAAGTTGGTTGCATTAAGTTAATATCTTCATAACACTCAATACGAGCAGTAACCATATTTTGTTGGAAGTTACTTGCATTCTCATAAGAGAACTCAATAGCCATTCCTTCAACCTCAATTCTTTCTACAAAGTTGTTATCTAAAATAAGAACCTTATCATCAGTTACCCAAGATGCAGCAATTACTGGAGTTCCCCATATTGTCATACCACCATTAGGATTAACGATAACACTACCAGAACCAGCATAATAACCAGCAGTGATAGTTTCTTTCAATAAGCGACCTAATTGTGCAGGGCTTACTAAAGCAACAGAAGATACAAAGTTTGCACTCTTTTGGTTGCCAATATAGTCAACTAATTGCTTTAAATCAACAGTCTCAGCAGTTGTAGTAGAACCAGTTGCAGCAGCAGATACAGTTGCAAAGAAAGCAGCGTTCTCAGCTTTGTAGAAATCTCTAGTCAACATTCTTGGTAAAGTTGTACTCAAGAAAGGTAAACTTCTAGCCATTTGCTTAGAGAAAGTTGAGAAACCAGCGATGTAGTCATTAACTACTTTCACTTCGCTTAATGCGTAGTTGTTCTCACCTTTGTTAGAACCTTCAGTTTGAGCAGCAATGTTGTTAGTTGTTGCAGTTTCTTTGTAGAATACATACAAACCACTTTCAGAACGAACAGTAGGGATTAAATCTCTAAAGTTGATTGCTTGACTTGGTAATACTGATGCATTAAGAGCATAAGATGCTTGAGCATCTCCTGTTAAACTTGCACTTAAAGTCATAGACTTTACATCTCTTAAATCTAAACGGAATTTACCATTTGATTTCATT